CGCATCGCCTCGGCAGCGCCCGCGGCCGCGGTGCCGTACCCGCGCCACATCTGCGCCGACGCGGACGGCTGCGCCGGCATCGCGGTCGGCACCAGGACGATGATTCGGTGCCCGTCGTACCCCATCGGCGTCGACGCGGCGATGTAGAGCGTCTGTCGGCCGAACCGCGGGTGGCAGATCGCGCGCTGGTCCCCGTTCGGGTGGACCTTCGTCATCACGTCGTGGGGGATGCCGCGCCAGAGCCGGTCGACGACCGCGTCGGTGCGCAGGTCCTCGACCAGGGCCTGCATGCGTTCGTGCTCGCGCAGGATCGGCATCGCCGACTTCACCTGGGCCACCATCGGGACAGCCCAGTCCTCGAGCCAGTTCAGGAGCAGGTTCTCGCGGGCGTCCTTGTCGAGCAGGCAGTACCGCATGACGTTGCGGTGCCCGGCCAGGTCGAACCCGGGCAGGAGTTCCTCGTACTGGGAGTTGCAGAACTCGACGTCCCAGAACGGGCCGGAGACGTAACCCGGGTAGGCGGTCGCCTGCAGGATCGCCTCCCACGGTGGCCGGACGCCGCTGGGCAGCGTGGTCAGGGTCAGGTCCGGGAACGGGTCGTGGCCGACCGCGAGGCGGTAGAGCAGGATCCGTTCGTCGGGGGACATGCCCAGCACGGTGACGATGGACTCCAGCCACACCGCCGAGGGGTTCGCGGCCCGCCCGGACTCCAGGTTCCCCACGTGTCGGCCGGACTTCCCGGTCAGCGTCCCGAGGTCGTGCTGCGTCAGGCCGGGCCCGGTCCGCGGGGAGAACTGGTCCAGGCGCTCACCGAACCATGCCGGGTCGACAGCTGCACGTTTTGCGGTCAGCAGCTCTTTCAGTTGCGCAGAGTGGTCGTCGTCTTCCATGCTCGGCTCCGGTCTGTCGGCTCACCCGGGGGCGACTTTTCATGCTACCGACAGGAACTCCCACTTCCTCACCACTGGTCAGCTCCCCGTGATATCCCTGACGTCCCAGCAGTTGGTCACCCAACGCCAGGGACCGCATGCGCTCGGTGTGCACACGCCAAGTAATCGCGGCAGTACTGCACGTGTAGGGGGGAGGCACCGCACACCATGATCAAGCACGGCACGGCCTCGACAGCAGAGACGACCGCACCACGCACAGCACCACGGCGCTGCGGTGCGCATGCACAACCGTCGAGGAGGCCACCATGCCCATGAACCCGCAGCTCGCCCGCGTCCCGGCCCAGCGGATCCCCGGGCAGAACTGGGAGCGTTCCCACTCCATCGCGCCCATCCCCGCCGGCCCGCTCCTCGACGACAGCACCACCCCCGGCCACGACCACCACCGCGGCGGCGCCCGGACACTGGCCTACGCCGAATCCGCCGACGCCCTGACGGATCCGGCCGCGCAGATCCTCGGCTTCCTGAACCGCGCCCGGGGTTCACTCCCACTGAACTGACCCGCGCGGACCGCTCGGGGTAGCCGGGGTATGCCGATCCTGCGATTCATCACATGATCTCTGTGTGCCCTCGCAGGGCAGGCCGAGCCCCGAGCGGAGCCTGGGAGACCTCTGCGATCAGCACAGCAGCCGCCCGGCACCGGGCCCGTCCTTTCGAGCACCCCCGCGCCGAAGGACAACCCGGTGCCGCGCGCATGCGGGATAGAGGAGCAGTACCTCGGCGGTCGCCCCATCAGACCGCAGGCGCCGGTGCGAACCCGGCTCCCGCCACGAAGGAACCGCCCCCGAACCGGATGGGCACCGGCGCCCGGACCGCGGCCTTCCTGGGGTGGTGCACCGGTTGCACGGTGGACCACCCCCACTAAGTCAGGACCCCGCGGCGGCGTCCGTACAGGAGACGCCGGCCGACACCCGCAGCTCGATCTCCTTGAGCGCGGCCAGCAGCGACGGCTGCTTCCACGACGCCTTCGCCTGCTGGGCCAGCGCCTGCACCTGGTCGTCCGGGACGGTGCACAGCATCGCGAACTGCAACACCTCCGTGCGGTAGGCCGTCAGCTCCGGCCGGCCCGGCGTCCCGCTGTCCGCCGCCCGTAGCTTCCCCGGCACCGGTCCGTTCGCCTGGGCCAACCCGCGCTCCACCACCGGCCGCAGCGAAGCAGACAGCGACGACGGTGCACCCAGCGGCTGCCCGCTGTTCCCGCTGTCGCCCCCGCAGCCGGCCGCGCCGGCCAGTAGCCCCGCACCCAGCAGCACAGCTGCACCTGCTCGTCCCGCCCGAATCCCCACCATGCGGGGGATCATGACACGCGATCAGCGCTCATGATGGGGAATCGGCGCGGGGAGAGCAGGAGCGCCAGCCATGGGCAGCACCAGCCCGGCCGCCGTCACCCGGACGGCGGCGTAGCCATGCCCGCATCCACCGCCAAGCGCACCGAGACCGCGCAGCGCCGCGCCGCCGCCGTCGCCATGAAGATCGGCGGCGCCTCGTTCGAGGAGATCGCCGAGAGGATCCCCGCGTACAAGGGCAACGCCAAGACGGCCAGCAAGGACCTCTGGCGTGCGATGAAGGCTGCCGAGAAGCTCCAGGCCGACAAGGTCAACGAGCTCCGGCAGATCCAGGCCGCGCGCCTTGAGCGGATGCACGCCGAGGTCTGGCCGATGGTCACCAACGACCTGCACTGCGAGGACTGCGAGCACGGCCGCATCGACCCCACCGCAAAGCTGCGCGCGATCGAGACCGGCCTCAAGATCGGTGCCGAGTACCGGAAGCTCCACGGCCTGGACCGCCCGACAGTCACCCAGATCACCGGCCCGGACGGCGGCCGCCTGGAACTCGAAGTGCCGCAGCTGAACGAACTCCAGAAGCTGATCCAGGCAGCAGGCGACCAGCCCCCGGTCGACCAGACCCCGCAGGCCCCGGTTCCCGGCGAGGACGCCGGTGGGCAGGAAGGCTGAACAGCGCGAGACGGAACTACTGCGGGCGTACCGAGCCATGCCCGCAGCGCAGCGCTATGCCGTCGCTGAGGCCGCGTCACCGCCGGTCCGGGCCCGCCTCGCGGTCGAGGAACGCCGGATGGCGATGGACCGGTCCCCGGGCGGCATGGCCGCGGCGCTCACCGGCGGCGCCGAGATGCAGGCCCCGCACCTCGACCTGATCGACAACGCGTTCATGCGCATCGCCGCCGGTGAGCGCATGAACATCATGATCACGATGCCGCCGCGGCACGGGAAGTCGCAGCGGGCCTCCCGGTGGGGGCCGCTCTGGTACCTGCGCCGCAACCCCACCCACCGCGTGATGCTCGCCTCCTACGGCGCGAACCTCGCCGACGACAGCGGCCGATGGGTCCGCGACCAACTCCGCGACAACGCCAGCAGCCTCGGCATCCAACTGCACCCCGCATCCCGGTCCGCGTCCCGGTTCGACCTGCTCGCCCCCAAGGGCAGCAGCGTCCGCGGCGGCATGGTCACCGCCGGCGTCGGCGGCGGCCTCACCGGCAAGGGCTTCAACCTCGGCATCATCGACGACCCGTTCAAGGGCGTCGACGACTCCGCCAGCCCGGCGCAGCGCGACAGGGTCTGGGAGTGGTACCGCGCCGTCTTCTTCACCCGCCGCGCCCCCAACGCCTCCGTCATCCTGATCAACACCCGGTGGCACGAGGACGACCTGTCCGGGCGCCTCCTGGAAACCCAGCCTGAGCGCTGGGTCACCATCGACCTCCCGGCCATCGCCGACAGCGCCACCGACATCCTCGGCCGACCCGTCGGCGCCCCGCTCTGGCCGCAGCAGTACGGCCTCGACGAACTCGAACTCACCCGCCAGACCGTCGGCGAACGCGTCTGGTACGCCCTCTATCAGCAGCAGCCGCGCCCGCTCGAGGGCGGCGTGTGGAAGTGGGCGTGGATCACCAACAACCGGGTCAGCCGCGACGCGCTGCCCGGCATCCACATGACCCGGGTCGTCGTCGCCGTCGACCCCGCCGGCGGCGACACCCTCCGCAATGACGAGACCGGGCTCTGCGCGGCCGGCCGCGACAACCGAGGGGAGTTCTACGTCCTGGCCGACCGCTCCGCGACCATGGGCGCCGAGGCGTGGGGTCTGGCGGCGTGCCGTCTCGCGATCGAGCTGCACGCCGACGCCCTGGTCGTCGAGGGGAACTTCGGCGGCGACATGGCCGCGCAGATCCTCAAGCAGGCCTGGCAGCAGCTCGAGCGCCAGGGCGAGACCGGCGGCATGCTCATGCCGCTGATCAAGGACGTCCGGGCCAAGCAGGGCAAGAGGCTCAGGGCTGAGCCGATCGCGCAGCTCTACTCCCAAGGCAAGGTCCACCACGTCGGCCCCTCGCTCACGAACCCCGACTACCCCGAGCTTGAAGGGCAGATGGTCACCTGGATGGCCGGCATGGACTCCCCGGACCGCATGGACGCCGCCGTCCACGCGCTCACCGAGCTCGCTGATCCGTCATCGGCCGCCGTCGGCCAGGCCGTCCGTCAGCACGCCCCCCTGGTCGGCCGCCGCTGAGCACAGGGAAGGCCAGATCATCAGCACGGCTACTCTCGGGATCACGGCGCGGGGCCGATCGAGGGGACCATTGTGGGCCTGCGCCAGTTCGTCGTGGATGCGTGGTCGTGGCTGAACTTCAAGCCTGCGTTCAGCGACCCCCGGAACAGCGGCCGCCCCAACGAGCGCGCCTTCCCCGGCTCCACCCGGTCCTGGATCCCCGAGGAGGACCGCCGCCGCCTGGCCGCCTACACGCAGCTCGCGGCCTACGACAACAACCAGGCCGGGGAACTGGCCTCCATGGCCGGCGTCCCCGAGGCCCTGGACCGGCGCGAGTTCGGCGACCCGTCCGCGGTGGTCGACCTGATCGTCGCCAACGTCCTCGGCGAGGATCAGCAGATCGTCGTGCCCGGCGCGGAGCAGGAGGACGCGGACAACCCGACGCCGGAGTCCGCGCACGCGGCCGCAGTGCAGGAACGGCTGCGCGAGTGGGCGCAGGACGAGCTGCTGTCCGTCCGGATGCTCCAAGCGGAGCGGAAGGCCGTCCTGCTCGGTGACGTCGTCTACCTGATGGCCTGGGACCCGGCCAAGCAGCGGCCCCGCCTGTCCGTCATCGACCCCGGATTCTTCTTCCCCGTGATCGACGACATGGGCGGCGACTCCGGCGACTACCCCGAGACGGTCCACCTGGCCTGGGAGATCCCGGCCGACCCGCGCAAGGAGGGGTCGGTCGACCAGATCCGCCGCATCACCTACCAGCTCGGCCCGATCGGGCCCGCCACCGTCACCGACACGGAGTCAGACCGCCCGGCCCGCCGGTACATCACCGACGCCGAGGGCTTCCCGCTCATGACGCCTGGCGACCAGGTCGACCCGGTCAGCGGCGGCATCGTGCGCCAGTACCCATGGAACGACACCCCGGCCGCGGTGACCTGCTACCTGACCGACGCCACCTGGAACCTCAAGGACATCGGCGGCGGCGACGTCTACGACCTCGACCTCAGCAAGGCCACCATCGCCGTCCGTCCCGATGGGCAGGTCCTGGACCGCCTGGACCTCCAGGTCGACTTCGTCCCCGTCATCGGGCTGGCCAACTCCATCCCGCACGACGGCCACTGGGGCAAGAGCAGCCTCGCGCCCGCTCTCCAGGTCTTCGACGAGCTCGCCGGTGCCGACACCGACGCCGCGCACGCCGCGGCGACGACCGGGCTGCCGATCGTCGCGATCTGGGGCAAGGACATCAGCGGCGCCCAACAGAAGATCGTCGAGTACTCGCCCGGAATGGTCCTCACCCTCGGCGAAGGCGGCGGCATGGGCACCGTCGACACGTCGCTAATGCTCGCCGAGCTCCGGAACTACCGCACTGACCTGCGCGACCGGGCCGCGATCGTGCTGCGCATCCCCGCGGTGGCCATGGGCACCCTGGACCCCGGTGAGTTGCCGTCCGGGTACGCCCTGCAGCTGAGCCTCGGCCCGCTGGACTCGCTGGTGGGCGTCATGCGCCTGGCCAGGGACCACAAGTACCTGCTGATGATGAAGTTCGGGCAGCGCCTGTTCATGGCCGGACACCACCCGGACTGGACCGGGCCGGTCGTCCCCGCTCGCATCGTCTTCGGCTCCTACACGCCCACCGACCGCGCGGCCGTCCTCAACGAGGTGACCGAGGGCTACGCCGCCCATGTGCTGTCGCTGGAGACGTGCATCAGGATGTTGGTCGACGCCGGGTTCCCGATCGACGACGTTGCCGACGAGATCCAGCGGATCCAGCAACGCGCGTTCGAGCAAGCCGGGCAACTGGCCGACGCCACCGGCGACCAGACCGCGGTCCGGGAGTTCCTCAACCTCCCCGGCGACCCGCCGACGCCGCCAGTCCCCGTCCTGCCGCCGACCCCCGCCGACACCCAGCTCCCGCCCACCGACGCGGGCAACGGGGCCGAGGACAACCGCTCCTCGCCGCCCACGCAACTGACCGGGGGGAAGGCAGCATCGTGATCGTGCCTACTATCTGCTCAGGCGCGGGGGCGTCGCAGCAATCGACTGGTGGAGGACTCGACACCATGCACCGCACCACCCTGCCCCGCCTGCGCCCTGTCCCCGGCACCGTGCTCGGCCACCGCCGTGACGGACGCCCCATCCTCGTCATGGCCGGCGGTGCGCCGGAACCGGGCGAAGGCGGCACCGGAACCCCGCCGGTTCCGCCCGTACCGCCCGTCCCGGTCCCCACGCCGCCCGCCCCGGTGGTGGTCCCCCCGGCCGCGAAGATCTTCACGCAGGACGAGGTGACCGCGCTCGCTGCCAGGGAGAAGGCCCAGGGCCAGCGCGCGGGCGAGCGGTCCGCGCTCGATGCCCTCGCGAAGGACGCTGGGCTGACCGACGGCGACGCGCTCAAGAAGTACCTCCTGGACGTCAAGGCCGCCGAGGACGCCAAGCTGACCGACCTCGAGCGCAGGGAGAAGGCTCTCGTCGACGACCGGGCCGCGCTCCTGACGCAGCAGCAGGCCACTGCTGTCGCGCAGCGCGAGGCCCGCCACACCCGCGTCCTGGCCAGCCTGGGTGCCAGCGGCGACGACCTCGACGACGCGCTTCTGCTGCTCCAGCGGAGCGTGGCCGACGACGCCGACGACGCCGCGCTGCTCGCCGCCGCCGAGGCCCTCAAGACCCGGCGCCCCATCTACTTCGGCGGGACCGCGGCCGTACCGGCCGTGCCGCCTGCTCCCGGCGGTGCCCCGGCACCGGGAATGCCGCGCCCCGGCGCGACGACCCCGGACGCCGCCCGCGAGCGAGCCCACAAGCGGCTCGTCGCCCGCGGCCACATCCAGCAGCCGGCCGCGAAGTAGCGGCACCGCACACAGACCGTACGACCCCCTGTAGTTCTGGGACCACGCCCCTCGTGGACGCGCAGCGAACGACCGCAGCGCCGGCATAAGTACCACGCCACCATGAGGAGTAGCAGTCGTGAACGACTTTGCACCCGTGCAGATCGTCAACGAGACCGCGACCGCGGGCAGGGCCTGGCTGGCCAGCCGCGTCGGTCTCCAGGAGACCAACAGCATCACCCTCGACCTGACCAAGTTCACGTCTGGGGTGCACTACGACCCGGGAACGTTCCTGCAGCCCAGGAACATCCTCAAGTCCGGGCTCGCGCTCGGGAAGGTCACCGCTTCCGGGCTCTACGCCCCGTACTCCGGGCCGACGTCCGAGACGCAGAGCGTGACCATCAGCGGCAGCCCCACGGGCGGCACGTTCACCCTCACGTTCAGCGGCCAGACCACCGGGGCCATCGCCTCCGGCGCCACCGCCGCGGCCGTGCAGACCGCGCTCGAGGCCCTGTCCAACATCGCCCCGGGCGACGTGACGGTCACCGGCAGCGCTGGCGGTCCCTGGACCGTCGCTTTCGGTGGCGACTACTTCCAGGACAACCCCGCGCAGATGACGGCGACGTCGTCTCTCACGGGCGGGTCGTCCCCGGCCGTCACCGTGGCCACCGTCACCGGCGGCGGCACCGCGACGGCCACTGACGGCACCCAGACCCTGGCCGGGTTCCTCGCCGACGAGACCGCGTTCGCGCCCGGCTCCACGCACAGCAGCGCGGCGCTGCTGTGGCGCTGCGAGGTCTACGCCCACCTGCTCCCCATCCCGCTCGCGCCGGAGGACGTGGCCTCGACCACGGCTTCCGTCCACTGGCGCTAACCCCCACAGGAGACATCCACCATGGACCTCGACCTGCTCCTGCGGGAGCTCAACCCCACCGAGATCAACGCGTTCGTGCGCGCGCTGCCGACCCGGGCCGACTTCGCGCTGACCCTGGACGTCCTGCGCCAGCGGTCGATCCCGAACATCAAGTTCCAGACCAGTTCCGGGCGTCGGCAGGTCAACGCGGCCCGCTTCCGGTCCTTCGGCGCTCCCACGGCGCTGGCGACCCGTCAGGCCACGCGCGTCGTGTCCGAGGGCATGCTGCCCCCGCTGGGCCAGACCCTGACGGTGTCGGAGATGGAGACCATCCTCTTCAACATCTCGCACGGCCAGGACGCTACCCAGTTCCAGGAGCAGCTGTACAACGACGTCGAACGTCACGTCGAGTCGATCCGGACCACGCAGGAACTCGCTGCGGGCAAGCTCCTGGCGACCGGTGTGGTGCCGCTGGCCGGTCTGACCGACATCGAGGTCGACTGGAACGTCCCCGACGCGAACATGCCGACGGTCTCGACGTACTGGTCCGACGCTGAGGGTGCCACGCCGCTGACGGACGAGCTCCGGTGGATGGCGTACCTGCGCACCAGCGGCGCCCCGACGCCGGGCCGCGTCATCACCTCCCTGCGCGCGCTGTCCACCCTGGCGAGCAGCCTGGAGTACCGCGCGGCGTTCTTCAACACGGGCACCAGCGGCACCACCCCGACGGCGACGCTGGCCCCGGACCAGGTCAACACCGTGCGTGCCCGGTACAACCTGCCGCCGGTGCAGCTGTACGACGTGCAGGTCTTCGACGAGAACGGCAACTACGTCCGCGTCCTGCCCGACAACCTCTGGATCATGATCCCGGGGATCCCGAACACCCAGTGGGGCGAGACGCTCTACGGGCTCACAGCGGAGGGCATCCAGCTCTCCAGCGGCACCGACGCGGCCATCACCGCGGAGGAGGCCCCGGGGATCCTGGTCGTCACCAAGGTCGAGGACGACCCGGTGCAGATCTACACCCGAGGCGTCGCCGTCGGGATGCCGGTGCTGTACGTGCCGGACATCCACATCACCGCGACCGTCCTGGCCCCGGACGGGGACTGATGGACAGGGGGCGCCTAGCGCGCGCCGTCCACGTCACTGACCCGGAGTCCGGCCGGAACATCGTGCTTCCGGTCGGCTCCGAGCCGGTGCCGTGGATCGCGGAGAAGATCACCAACCCGGACGCGTGGGAGGGCGGTGTCCTGCCCGAACCCGAGCAGGCGACCCGTCCCAGCGAGGGCGACCCGTCCGTACCGGTCCCCGACCCGGAGCCGTCACCGACCCCGGCCGCCGACACCCTCCCGGAGGAGCCTCCCGTCGTGGAGACTGCCCCGGAGCCGGTGAAGCGGCCGACCGGCCGCCGCAACACGCCCAAGGGCGACGCGGCAGCCAAGTAGAAGCCCCGGGGGCGCGGGTGCGGGACGTGGTGCATCCCGCAGGGACACCCGCGCCCCCGGCACACCCATGACCAGGCGAAGGGCAGGGAACCGATGACCTCCGAGACGCTCAAGTGGCTCCTGGCCCAGCTGGGTGAGAGCACCGACACCGCTGACCTCGACAACCGGTACCAGCGGCTGCACTCCGCGCGCGCCGTCGCGCTCGAGGTGCTGCGCATCCGGATCGCCGCGCTCATCGGCTCCCCGCTCAAGGTCACGTTGACCGGGGTGGTGAGCGTCGACAACTCGTCGAACGTGACCGCGATGCAGGCGCAGATCGCCGCCCTGGAAGCCGGGAACCCGGCCGCGCCGGACGACCCGCCGACCGGGCCGGTCGGCGACTCCGGCCCGGGGTGGGCGGCCATTCGGCTCGTCCCGACCAGGCGCACCCGGTGACCACCACCGCGGTGCGCCCGTCCGCGCGGGACGTCGTCCGCGACGCCGCCCTGATCGCGATGATCGGGGAGGCCAGCGCGACCATGAGCGCGGCCTGGGCCGTCCTCATCGCGGCGAGGGACGGGCTGCTGGCCGTCCTGCAAGCCTCGACGAGCCGTCCCACCGTCTCGCGCCGGGTGGTCTCCCCGCTGCTGGCCCGGGAACTGAGCCTGTGGAACTCCGCTGTCGCGGTCTTCAACCGGAACGCGCTGGCGGCCGTCGACAAGTGGGCCTCGGTGGACTTGCCGATCGCCTACCGGGACGGCGCGGTGCAGGCGCTGCGCCGGGCGGGCGAGCCGACGACGCTGTTCTCCTGGACGGCCGTGCACCAGGCGGCCCTGTCGGCGATGACGGCTGCGGCGCACACCGCGCTGGCGTCGCGCGTGCTGGAGACCGTCCGGCGTGCGCAGGCCTTCGGCCGGGCGGTGCGTACCGCCGCCACGGCGGCCGAGGGGCCGGACATCGCCGCCCTGCTGGCCGCGTACCCCCTGGCGTTCGTGATCTACAGCAACCTGTCCCGGTACCCCGTCGCCGCGTGGCTCACCTCAGCGCTCACCGCGCAGGTCGCCACCGCGGCGAACACCGGTGCCGCCGCCACCTCGCGCGACGACCTCGGGGTGTTCCTCGTCGAGGTCGTCGACGGTGACGAGTGCGGGTGGGTCTCCCACGACGACCCGGACCTGGCCAACGGCACCGTTCGCACCGTCGACGATGCCGCGCAGTACCCCATCGCGCACCCGGGCTGTATCCGGGAGTTCGTCCCGTACACAGCAGATCTCACCCCTGGAGACCTACCGTGATGTCCCGTCTGCACATCTCCACGGAGGCCCGCACCGTCACCGTGACGGGCTTCGCGTTCACCCGCCGGCAGCGCGAGGCCGCTGCGCGTACCGCGCTGCTGCTGTTCGTCGCGGTTGCGCCGGCCAGCCCGCAGGACGCGCCGCCGCCGCGGCCGGCCTTCGGCTTCGCGCCGCCGGAGAGCTCCACCACCAGTGACCACGAGATCGCCATGCAGCCCTGCGACCACGGCGAATGTCTCGGCACGATGCCCGACGCCCGCACCCGCACCACGTCCCCAAGGAGCACCAGCGATGAGCGATGACGACCAGACTCTCCAGCAGCACCCCGGCAAGCTGCGCACCATCACGATCGGCACCGACCTGGGCGCGAGCTCGATCGAGCTCGACGGCACCGACATCTCGCACCTGGTGCGCGGCTACACCGTGCAGCAGGGACCGGGGGACCTGCCCATCGTCGTGCTCCAGCTCGCCCCGCAGCACAGCACAGCGTTGGAGGGCCTGGCGCGCGTCGTCGTCGGGCAGCCCGCCCTCGACGCCGCCGAGTTCCTCGCAGGGATCGACTCGGCCGCACTGGACCGGGCGGCGCTGAACCGCGACCTCGACGGCGAGCCGGGCGAACTGACGCGGGCGATGCTCGCGCAGCTCCTGGAATGGGCCCAGGGGCAGCGATGACCGGACTGGACCTGCGGGCCCTGATGCCCGCGATGGAGGACATGCTGCTGCTGGACACCATCAGGGTGACCGAGCCGTCCAGCGGCGGCCGCGTCCTGGACACCAGCACCGGGGAACTCGGCGACGCGGAACCGGCCGTGCTCTACCAGGACGCAGGCGCGATCTACCCGAGCGGTGTGCAGCCGCCTATCTCGGCCCCGTACGCCCTGCAGGCGTGGCGCGACAATCCGCGCTCGGTTTACCGGATGCTCACCCCGGTCAGCGCCCCGCTGGTTCCGCGCGACGCGGTCGTCGAGGTCGTCGTCTCCGCTCGGGACGACGCCCTGGTGGGCCGGACCTGGCGCGCCCTGGACGAGTCCCTGGCGTCGTCTCAGATCGTCCTGCGGGTGACCTGGATCCAGGCCGTCAAGCCGAAGGCGGCCGACCCAGATGCCTGACCGGGAGTTCACGACCTTCGGGCAGCTGGCCGACGCGCTCGAGGAGGCCGCGGCCGCGGTGCCGGTCGCGCTGCGCGGTGCCCTCAAGCACGAGGCCACCCTGCTGCGGGCCCTGATCATCGCGCACGCTTCTGGCCGGCCGGGGCCGAACATCATCACGGGGAAGTACATCGCTTCCTGGAAGGTCGTACCGCGGCCGCTGGTCGCCGGAGGCGTCGTCACGGTCGGCACGATGAAACCGCAGGGGCGCCGCCTGGAGTACGGGTTCGCTGACACGGACTCGATCGGCCGGGTCTACAACCAGCCCCCGTTCCCGCACGTCCAGCCGTCCATCGACGTCTGGGAGCCCGGTGTGCAGGAGGCTCTCCGCAAGGCCGTCGAGGCTGTGCTGTGAGCGGCGGGTGGGCGGTGTACCTCGTGGCGCACGTCGTCCCGCTGGACGACGCGGCGGCGCACACCCAGGGCCCGGACTGTGTCTGCGGGCCCAGGCCGGAGGAGATCACGCGGGCTGACGGGCTGCCAGTCACCCAGTATGTGCACGCGTCGCTGGACGGCCGCGAGCTCATCGAGCAGCAGGAGAGCGCAGCATGATCGACCGTCTGGCAGTCCTGACCGCGGGCGCAGCGATGCTCACCACCGCCGTCGACCGGCCCGTCGGGGAGGGGCGCATCCCGGACGGGAACCCCGATCCGCCGTACTACGTTCTCGACCTGGTCGGCCACCGGCCCGACGGCGCCCCGTACAGCGACCTCAACGAGGACTCCTCGACGGTCCTACAGGTCAAGTGCGTGGCCGAGCAGCTCGACCAGGCCCTGTGGCTGGCCGACAAGGCGTCCCGGGCGTTCATCGAACGCGACCAGTCCACCGGCCAGTGGCTCAACGACATCCCCGTCCCCGGCGCGAAGGTGTTCTGCCGTGCGGTCGACTCAGAGCCCGGGGATACCAGTGATCCCTCCGCAGCTATCGTGAGCTACGTACTGCGGATCAGGCTCGACCTGACCAGCGCCGCCCCCTGACCAGGGCGGCTTCCCCGTACCGCGGCGGTCCCAGTTGCGCGGACGTACCACCCCTCTCGGTGGCCGTACCCACAGCCGTGACAAGGGGCAGCAGTGCGCCCCGGAATGGGGCCACGCCGTGACCACCACCTTCACAGGACCCGTCAAGAAGTTCTCCCGCCGGGGCAAGAGCAAGTTCCTCCTGCTGCCGGCCGTCGCCTCCGACACGCTCATCCCGACCCGGGCCGAGCTGACCGCTGGCGTCGACTTCACCAGCGCCATCGCCACCGTGGACGGCTGGAGTCTCGCCAACCAGCCCATCGACACCCCGGACATGAGCGACGACTTCGACTCGCAGATCCCCGGGTCGGACAAGGCCGACAGCAGCAGCTTCACGCTCTACGAGGACGAGATCGACGCCGACCTCGAGGCGCTGTTCGCCAAGGGGACCGAAGCCTTCGTCGTGATCCTGCGCAAGGGCGACGTCCCGGCCTCCGCGTCGATGGACATCTTCCACATCCAGGTCGGCTCGCAGGCGCCCGCGTACACCACGGACAACGACGCCGCGAAGCTCACCGTGATGTGCACAATCCTCGAACGCCCCGTCCAGGGCGCTGCCGTGCCGGCCGCCGCGACCTGATCCCCACCTGCTCCCGGTCGGCGCCGCACCACTGGCATCGGCATGTAGGCGACTGACGCCGACCGGGCACACCACCTCTCCCTCAACGCACCCAGGAGACCCCTGTGTCCACTCCCAAGAAGACGACCACCTCCGCGGATGTCCCGCCGGCGGACGCTGTCGCGCTCGACGCCCACTGGGCCCAGAAGATGGAGCGCCTCCGTCAGCGGAAGCTGGCCGAGCGCCCGTTCCGGATCACCGAGGACGAGGCCACCCGCGACGCCTACCTCCGCAAGGCCGCGCGGGCGCAGAACCTGCGCCACATGGCCGACAACGACCCGACCGACAACGACCTGGCGGCCAGCGCGGACGAGGCCGCGGCCGAGGCGAAGACGGCCGAGGAGGCGTTCACCAACGCGTCCGAGGTGCTGATGATGCGCTCGCTGCCGCGCCCGGTCTACGACGCGCTCATCCTCGCGCACCCGCCCACCGAGCAGCAGACCGCCGACGGGCACGACTGGAACCCGGAGACCTTCGCGCCGGCGCTGATCGCCGCGACGGTGACCGACCCGATGAGCGTCGAGGAGGCCACCGAGCTCCTGGACATCTGGGGCGGCATGGACGCCAACGACCTGTTCGGGGCAGCGCTGAGCGTGCAGATGGTCAAGCGGTCTGACCTGGGAAAAGGCTGAGGGATGACCCGCAGCTACGGGCGGACCTCGATCTGTGCGACCGCTGGGGCATCCCTCACTCGCAGTTCCTCGGCGGCGACGGCCGCTGGAGTGCCGAGGACCGGAAGAAGGCCCGCGCCTGGCGCGAGTGGCAGGCCTCGGTCTGCTCGTCCTGCGGGACCCGTGACGAGGAGTGGAACCCGCGTGTCGGCGGCGACTTGGACGCCTACGTGCCTGTGCCGGTCCGGTGCCACGGCTGCGAGGCCCTCGAGGAGGCACGGCAGAGCATCCCGCAGGGGGCGAACGGCTACGGCGTGAAGGTCTCGCTGGTGCCCTTCGAGGCCTACGCGGAGCACGAGGAGGCCCGGGAGCAGGAAGCCGCGGCCCGCAGACGCAGGAAGTCCTGACAGTTCGACAGCAGAGAGCGAGGTGGGCCCGTGACGTGGAACCTGTCCGTCGAGGTGCGCGCGCAGGCCTCCTCGCTCCTCGGTGCTCTCAAGGGCACTGCTGCGGCCGCGCGCACTGCCGGTCTGGAGACTGAGCAGGCCCAGGCCAGGATCGACACCCTGGGTGTGGCCTCGGCCGGGACTGCCCGCCGGGTGGCGACGCTCGGCGACGTCACCGCGGCCACGACTCGCGAGCAGCGGGCTGCCGGCACGCAGGCCACCGCGACGGCCACCCGCCTCGGACGGCTGGGCGAGGGTGCCACCGCAGCGGCGCGCGCTCAGCGGCAGGCCGCGGCCGCGTCCACAGCGTTCGCCACCCAGGTCCGCGTCGCCGCCCGGGAGGTGGCCAGCGCGGCCGCCGGGGTGTCCCGGCTCGGAGTCAGCTCCACCACCATGGCCACCGAGGTCCGTGCGTCGGGAGCCGTCGCGGAGACGAGCCTGGGACGGATCGGCTCGGCTGCGACCGGGGTGTTCGGCCGGGTCAAGAGCCTGGCTGGGCTCCTGGCCGGCGGCGCGCTGCTGTTCGGTGGTGCTGCGCTCATCAAGCTCGGCAACGAGTCAGCCCAGGAGCTGAACACCTTCCAGGCCACGACGGGCGCCACGGCGCCGCAGATGCTCCGCGCGGCCGCGGCAGCAAAGCAGCTGGGCAGCGACCTCTCCCTGCCGGCGTCCACTGCCAAGGACGCCGAGGAGGCCATGGTCGACCTGGCCAAGGCCGGATTCAACGCCGACGCGTCCATCGCCGCCGACCGGGCCGCGCTGACACTCCAGGCCGGCCTGCACATCAAGGCCGCCGACGCCGCCAAGTACCTCGGTGACACCCTGGACGACTTCGGCCTCGGAGCGAACAGCGCAGCCCACGCCGCCGACGTCCTCGCCGGCGCGTCGACCGGTGCGTCTGGTGGCATCAACGACATCTGGCACGCCATGAAGTACGCGGGCCCGCTCGCGAAATCCCTGCACGTCAGCCTGGAGGACACGGCGGCCGCGGTCGTCGCGCTGGGCAGGGCTGGCATCATCGGCCAGACGGCCGGTACCACCCTGCGGACCGCGTTCGCGAACATGTCCAAGCCCACCAAGCAGATGCAGGAGGGCCTGGACACCCTCAACATCAGCGCGTTCGACGGCCAAGGGCAGTTCAAGGGCTTGACCTACGTCATCGGGCAGCTCCACGCCGCGCAGGAGAAGCTCTCTCCGAAGGACTTCGCCGCGGCCGTGACCAAGGCGTACGGCAAGACCGGCCTGTCCGGTATGACCGCGCTGGCAGAGCAAGGCCTGGTCGGGTTCACGGCCGCGCAGGCCCAGGTGACTCAGGTCGGCAAGGCCCAGGCCCTGACCGCCGCGCAGTCCAAGGGCCTGACCGGCGCGATGACGCAGCTCAAGACCCAGGCCAAGCAGACCGGGCTGACGCTCTACACCGCGATGTCCCCGGCGCTGGAGAAGATCACCCGCGAGCTGACCGGCGGCATGGCCTCGGTGACGCCGTGGGCCGCGAAGGCGATCACCTACGGCACCGACCTGGCCACCCTGTTCGGCCCGGAGTTGGAATCGAAGGTCCACCACGGGCTCGGTGCGTTGGCCGACGACGCCGAGAAGCTGATCGGCCCGCTCGAGCACATCGGCGAGAGCGTCGCCGCGACCGGGATCCTGCTGCTCGTCAACGCCGCCCGAACCCTTGAGACGGTCCTGACGAACCTCGAACACGGCCTGGAGCCGATCGGCTCGGCCCTGACCGACGTCGAGACCGGCGGCAACGGTGCCGCGAACGCTCTCCAGATCGTCGTCACCGCGGCAGACCTCGGCCTCAAGGCCATCAGCGGCCTGTCGGGTGTTCTCGTCCCGGCCGGTAAGGCCGTGGGCGTGCTGGTCAAGGCGTTCTCCTCGCTGCCCAGCCCGGTGCAGACAGCTATCGCAGCGATCCTCCTTACGAGCCGTATCGGGCCCGCCATCGCCGCTTCCGCGCTGTCGGCGCGCACAGGGCTGCGGAACATGTCGGACGAGATCCGCCTGACCCGGATGTACGCCAACGACGCCGGGCAGAGCATGACGACCATGGGCGCCGCGGTGCGCGTCCTGGGCAGCCGGGTGCCCGTGCTCTCGCAGATGGGGCAGGCGTTCTCCGCTGCCCGGGTCAACGCGTCGGCGTTCGGCGGCACCGTGGCCGGCAGCCTCAAGGCGGCTGGCGTCGGCATCAAGGCCGCCGGCGCAGGCCTGATGGGTGCCCTCGGCGGCCCGGCCGGGCTCGCCCTGGTCGGGTTCACGCTGGGGCTCGGCCTCCTGGCATCGCATCAGCAGGCCGCGGCCGCGGCCGCGCAGGCGCACGAAGCCGCGATCGAGAACCTGTCGTCCGCACTGCGGGACTCCAACGGCGCGGTCAGCGACAACGTGCGCTCCACAGCGGCGCAGATCCTGCAGGACAAGAAGCTGGCCGACGGCAAGACGCGCCTGGTCGACCTGGCCAGCACCGCCGGCGTCTCCCTGGCCGAGCTGACCAACGCCTACACCGACCAGGGCGACAGCGTCGACCAGCTGCGCGGCCGCCTGGACGACCTCGCCGCGTCCCAGCAGACCACCGTCATCCTGCCTGGCGGCAAGGTCGACACTGTCTACTACAACAGCCAGGCTGAGGCTGCGCATAAGCTGTCCGGCGAGCTTAAGGGCATGTCCGGGGACTTCACCAAGGCCCAGTCCGACGCCATGGCCTTCAACGATGCGGCCAAGTCCAGCGCCTCCACCTCGACTGCCTTCGGCACCCTCAAGAACACCGTGGCCGACCTGGCCTCAGCCACCGACGACGCCGACCAGCGCACCCGCGACCTCAAGCAGGCCCTGGACCTACTCTCCGGCGGCAGCATCAGTCTCCAGGCCGCCGAGGCCCGGATGAACTCCGCGATCCTCAGCGCCAACAGCGCCGTCGACTCCGCGACGAAGAAGACCGGCGGGTGGGGCAAGGCCCTTCTCCAGACCAACGGGGCCATCGACACCACCACCGTCAACGGCAACCAGCTCTACAACTCGCTGTCGGACGTCGCCGACGGGGCGACCAACGCCGCCGCGTCCGCATTCACCCTGGCCCAGAACGCCGGGAAGACCCTGCCGCAGTCCATCGCGGCCGCCACTGCGGAGATGTCGAAGGGGCGCAAGGGTGCCATCGACATCGCTGAGAAGTACGGCCTGACGGCGAAGCAGGCCAAGGGCGTCGCGGACTCCATGGGCCTGATCCCGGGCCAGACGTCCCTGATCCTCAAGACCGTCGGGCTGCCGGCGGCCATGGCCGACCTGGTCGCGATTCAGGCGCAGTTCTCGGCGATCCCCGGCACGAAGCACATCGTCGTGGACACGCTGGACGCGAACGCGCAGAAGGAACTCCAGCAGCTCGGGTTCACCGTCAAGACGCTGCCAGGGTCGCGCAAGATCCAAATCAACCTGGACAAGGCCACGGCCACCAAGGGCCTGGCTGCGTACCTGGCCAGCGTCGAGGCCGTACCCGCGAGCAAGTCCACCAAGCTGGTGGTCGACGACTCCGAGGCCCTGAACGGCGCCCGCGCAGTGCAGAACGCCGTGAATTCCGTACACGGCAAGTCGATCACCGTCACGGTCAAGTACAACGGGGTCCTCGAGGGCTACACCGGCCCCAAGGGCTCGTATACCTCCGCGAACGGGTACGGCTACGCGAACGGTGCCGTCGTCGACTACTTCGCTGGCGGATCCGAGAACCATGTGGCGCAGATCACCAGCAAGGGCGGACCTATCCGCGTGTGGTCGGAGCCTGAGACTGCCGGGGAGGCATACGTACCCCTCAGTGCGACGAAGCGCGGCCGGTCGAAGGCCATCGTCAAGGAGGTCGTCAAGCGGTTCGGTGGCGTCGTGGCATTCGCCAACGGTGGCCTGTCTGGGGGACTGCGCAGGGTCCAGCACTTCGACAGCGGCGGCTTCACGTACACCCCGAGCGACCCGGCCGACAGCGCCTACAGCGCTTCTGACGTGCTGTCGGCTGCTGACCCAAAGTCCAAGGGCCACGTCACCCTGGCCCAGTTCGAGCGGACCCTCGCGGCGTCGGTGAAGGCCTCGGCCGCATGGGAGCGGAACCTGTCGGCGATCGGCGCGAAGGCCGGCGGTGATGTCGAGGACACCCTGCGGTCGATGGGTGCGTCCGGCGAGGGCCTGGTGGCGTCGCTGGCGAAGGCCTCGAAGAAGCAGTTCGCCAGCATCGTCGCCAACCTCAAGGCGCTGGGCCCGACGGCTCAGGCGACGCTGGCGGACTACACGCGGCAGCTCAGCTCGGCCAACTCGACCAGCGCGTCCTTCCAGGCCAACCTGTCGAAGCTGGCGTCGATGGGGTACGGCGACCTGGCGACGCAGCTGGCCGGGCAGGGCGACGCGGCGGCGCAGGCCGTCGCCGCGCAGGCGGTCAAGAGCAGCAGTTCGGCGTCGAAGGCGAACGCGGCCGCGAAGAAGAACGCGGCGCTGCTGGACAGCACGCAGCTCGGCGAGCTCGTACAGATCATCGCGGCCGTGAAGACCTCGAGCACCGGGATCCACGCGGTGGCTTCGGCGACCGGTCTGGGCGAAGACGAGATCATCGCCGTAGGCGACAAGGCCCGCGCGCAGATCACCTCCTCGCTGGGCAAGCGCGGCGCCCGGTTCCTGGGCGACCTCGGGAAGGCCGACAAGGGCCTGGCGTACGCGGACGGCGGTATCTGGGAGCCGGGGATCTACGGGGCGGTCCCGTCCGGGCGCATCAAGTTCGCCGAGCCGTCCACCCAGGGCGAGGCGTACATGCCGCTCGCCGCGTCCAAGCGGGCCGCCTCGACCCGGGTCCTGACGACGGTGGCGGGGAAGTTCGGCATCCCGCTGGGGACCGCGCACGCGGCCGGCGGGACAGTCGTCATCATCCAGCAGGCCGCCCCGGTGATCGGGCAGCTCACCATCCCGGTGACGAAGTCCGGCGCCAGCGCCAACGAGATCGCCGCGACCGTCGCCTGGCAGGCCCGGCGTTCGAGCAGGGGAGGGGTGAAGAACCGATGACCGCGCTGACGGATTTGCAGATGGAGATCGGTGGGGTCGTCATCGGCCGGGGGACGCAGGTCCGGATCACGGAGGTGTCCGGCCTGGGCCGGCCGCCGCTGCGGGACTCCTCCGACGAGGACAACCCGACCGACGACGGAACACTCCCGGGCCTGGACTACTACGACGCCCGCACAGTGAAGATCGACTGTGCGGTCAGGATCCCCGGTGACGCGGCGGCGTGCCGGGCCGTGGTGGAGCAGCTGCAGGCGAGCGCTGACGAGGCGTCGGTGCGCCTGGTCGGAGGTGCTACCGAGGAGTTCCGGGTGCAGTGGCCCGGAGGCATCACCAAGACGCTGCGCGGCCGCATGACCCTGTGCGACCCGACCTGGGCCCAGATCGTCTTTGGGTGGGTGCCGCTGGATCTGGAGTTCCGGGCGACCGACCCGCGGTTCTACGGGGACGAGGACCACTCGATCACCATGGGCCTCGGCTACGTCCCCGGCGGCGGCTTCTCCGCGCCGATCGTGGCCCCGATCGTCGTCAGCTCCGGCGGCGGGTCGACCGCCCGCCCCGGGTGGCTGACCAACGAGGGCGACGCCCCGACCTGGCCCGTGTTCACCGTGGCCGGCCCCTGCTCGAACCCGGTCATCACCGACGTCCAGTCCGGTCGCACGATCGCGCTGAGCGGCACCATCCCCACGGGCCGGACCGTGACCATCGACACCCGGCCCGGCAGCCGGTCGGTGACCTGGGACGGCGGCGGCAACGCCGCCGGGCTGCTCACCGCGCAGGCCCGCATCGACCTGATGCAGCTCCCCGCGGGCACCAGCGAGATCCGGTGGAACGCCGTGGACCTGACCAACACCGCCCGCCTGTCCGTGGTGTGGCGCGACGCCTACAAGGCTCTGTGAGGAGACACGCATGACCCTGTCCCAGGCGCCGCTGCTGACCGACGGCGCATCCCATCCCGCGCAGCAGTTCCGGCTCATGACGTACGCCCTGGCGCGCGGAAACCAGGGCATCTCGCAGGGCGCCGACCTCAAGGTCACCCAAGAGGGCACACCGGGCGCCGGCGTGCAGATGGCCAGCGGCACCGCGACGATCAACGGGCAGGCCGACGCGTTCCAGGGCGCGTACACCGCGTCCAACGTCGGCGCGGACACCATCGGCATCGCCTCGACCGGCGGGTCCACCAGGTACGACATGGTCGTCCTGCGGGTGCTCGACCCGGAGTACGAGGGCAGCCTGGACCCGGCCACCGACCAGATCGTGTTCTTCGACATCGTCAGCAACGTGGCCAGCACGGCCACGCAGCCCCCCGCGGGGATGACGGCGATCCCGCTGGCCCGGATCGCGATCCCCCCGTCGACGTCGACCATCACCAACGCGATGATCACCGACCTGCGGCAGCTCGCGAACCCCCGCACCAGCCGGAGCCTGTACACCTACTCCCCGTCCAGCCTGGTCACGGTGACGGGCACCCAGAGCAGCCCGGTCGCGATGCCGAGCGGGCCGACGTTCGCCGTCCCGGTGCCGGCGTGGGCCACCAGCGCGAAGGTCTCGATTCGCATGTCGGGGATTCGCCTGTCGACGACCGGCGTGGCCGGGAACGTCGCGGCGAAGCTCGGCTCTTCCGTCGCCCTGCAGTCCGTGTTCCTGGACGACAACAGCATCGCGGGAATCCACCGCGTCCCGCTCGAGGTAGCCGACTCCTTCGCCATCCCGGTCGGGTACAGGGGCACGAACCAGAACCTGACGATGACGATTCAGATCACCTCCAACCCGGGCCCGGCAACTGCCGGCGCGGACGCCTCCACCACGTTCATCGCCGACGTGGAGTTCCTCGAGGGGATCGTGTGAGCGGCTCCTACCGGTACTTCACCACCGACGCGCTCACCGGCTCGATGGTGGCCTCCGCGCTGCCGTTCAAGGACGTCTCGTACGGTCCGGACCTCAACGGGCCCGGCGCGTTCTCGGGGACGCTGGCACCACGGCTGATCGCCGAGGACCCAGGCATGCTGGACCCGGGGAACCGGTGCCTGTTCGTCGAGCGCAACGGGCGCATCATGTGGGGCGGGCTGGCCTGGACGGCCACCCCACAGGGGCCGTCGTACGCCGTCGAGGGCGCCGGCTGGTCCAGCTACCCGCAGAAGCGGTTCGATGTCACCGGCAACCTCAACGCCAGGGCCCCGTACGTCAACGCGGACCCCTGCAAGGTCATCCGGGACATCTGGGCGTACGCACAGGAGCAGCCGGACGGGAACCTGGGCGTCGTCGTCGATCCCACCACCAGCACGGCGACGGTCGGCACCCCGGCCGAGCCGCTCGCCTTCAACGTGTGGGACGTCCCGAACCTCGGCGAGCAGATCGACAACCTCGTCAGCGGCGACGACCACCCCGACTACACCGACCAGTCGGACTGGGGCACCGACGGGCTGCCGACCCGCAGGGTGCGGCTCGGGTACCCGCGGCTCGGCCGCCGGCGTACCGACATCGTCTTCATGACCGGGATCAACGTCGTCTCCTCCCCGCCGATCGCGTACTCGGGGGACGACTACGCGCAGGTCGTCATCGCGACGGGCACCGGTGAGGGCCGCGACATGGCCCGGTCGGTGTCGGCCGTGCGGAACGGCCGACTGCGCCTGGAGTCGGTTTTGCAGCTGCCGGACATCCCGTCCGGGGCGACGCTGACCGCGCGGGCGAACGCTGAGCGGCTGTGGCGTCAGCAGATGGGCACGATCGACACCCTGACGATCCGGGACACCCCGGCGGCCCCGGTCGGTTCGTGGGACGTCGGCGACGACGTGCGGGTCGTCATCCACGACCAGTGGACCGACCTGGACGCGTGGATGCGGATCACCGGGTACCAGGTGCGGCCGCAGGGTGACGGCAACTTGGAGCTCGTCGACGTGGCACTCGCCCCGGCGGGCTCCTTCAACTACGGCTCAGCGACATAGGAATGAGTGATCATGGTTAGTCAGCTTGATATCGGTGCGAGGATCGCGACCCTCGAACGGCGCGTCAGTGTGCTGACGCGGTCCCCGAAGTTGGTCAACGCGTCCATCGAGAACACCGCGGTCCAGGTGTACGACGGAACTGGGAGCCTTCGGGCCATCATCGGCCAGCAGCCGGACGGCACCACGGCCATGACCGCGACGAACGGTCCGACGCCACCGGTCCCCACGAACCCGGTGGTGGCGTCGATCCTCGGGGGCATCTCGGCCGCGTGGGATGGGGCCTTCGCGGACGGCTCGCCGGCACCGCTGGACTTCGCCCGGGTGGAGATTCACGTCTCTGCCGTGAGCGGCTTCACTCCGGACGGCACGACGTTGCAGGGGACCCTGGAGTCGCCGCGCGGCGGCACCCTAACGGTTCCGTGTGACGGTGAGCGCTACGTTGTCCTGCTGTCGCGGAACACCTCAGGTACGGCCTCTGCGGCCTCAGACGAGGTTGGCCCGTTCGGCCCCACCGAGGTGGTGGCCGACGACGTCCTCGACGGCATCATCACCACGGTCAAGCTCGCGGACGACGCCGTCACCTCGGCCAAGGTCGCTACGGGGGCGATCGACTCTGCCGCCCTGGCCGCTGATGCTGTGACGGCCAGTGCGATCGCCGACGCCGCGGTCACGGCCGCAGCGCTGGCCTCCGAATCGGTGACGGGCCCCGCGATTGCCCCGGCGTCTGTCGACACCTCGCAGCTGGTGGCAGGGGCGGTCACCGCAGGCGCGATCGCGGCTGGCGCGGTCACGGCTGCGAAGATCGCCGCGAACACCATCACGGCCGGGCAGATCGCGGCCGGGGCCATCACCACCACCCAGATCGCGGCCAACACCATCCTCGCCGGCAACATCGCAGCCGGAGCCGTGGACGCCACGGCCATCGCTGCGGACGCCGTCACCACCACCGCGCTGAACGCCGGGGCGGTCACGGCTGCGAAGATCGCCGCGAATACGATCACGGCCGGGCAGATCGCGGCCGGCACCATCACGGCAACCGAGATCGCGGCCGGGGCCATCACCGCCACCCTGCTGTCGGCCACGGCGATCGACGGTAAGACCATCACCGGCGCCGACATCCGCACCGCCGCGTCGGGGAGCCGTGTCGAACTGGTCCCGCACGTGCCTCAGGGCTACGACTACGGCGACGGAGAGGTCTTCCCGCCCGGCATCGTGTGGTACTCCGGCAACGGCTCCGAGGTCACCCCCGGGCAGATGTTCCAGTCTGTGTTCCCCGACGAGTTCGGGCCCATGCCGACGATGAACATCACCACCGCTGACACCGGCGACGGAGCCGCCTCGCTCAACATCGAAGCCGGCAACGGCACGACCCTAGGCGGCTTCTCCTTCTCCACCGGCTCGATGGGGCTGTTCCTCGGGTACACGGGCCTGATCGCCAACGGCAGCGGCGGCGAAACGCTCCTGGTCGCCGACGGCAGCGACAGCCTGCAGTTCGGCAGCACCACTATCGGCCTGGTCCAGAACTGGACGAGTCCCACGCTGGCGAGCGGGTACACCGGCAACGGCAACAGCAACGGCACCCCGCAGTACAGGGTGATCAACATCCTGGGCACGAAGTTCGTCCAGTGGCGCGGCGGCCTGAACCTGACCTACAGCGGCACCACAATCGCCAACAGCGGCAAGCCACTGGCTGCCGCACTGATCAGCGACTACCGTCCCGCGTCCAAGCGGACCGTCACCGCTGGCTGCTCGCTGGCCTCCTCGTCGCTGTCCTCGCTCAAGCTCGACTTCGACACCGACGGAACCTTCGACGTCGTCGGCACCGGGACCGGCGTGCTGCCGCCGTGGGTGAGCCTCAACAACGTCCTGTACTCCCTGTAGCCCGGGGAAGGCACCTGCCGACCCCTCGCTACCCTGAGCCCGATGGGTGACCCTCCACCCCGCCCGCACGCCGCCCTCCGGGACGGCAGCGGCCTCGAGGGACTGCTGGTCTCGGGGACTCGCAGCTTGACCTGATTCAGTCGGGCGCGGGGAGAGCGGACCCACCAGTGCACCAGAACGGCGTCATCACCAGGCAGTACCCGCACCACCCGAAGCTCGGCCGGCACCAGCGCCTGGACGGGCGCAGCCTGGCCTACCTGCACCGCCACGACCCCACCGCGGTCCTCAAGCCGGTCGAGTGGGCGCCGAAGGTTCCGGTCCTGGACCAGGAGGACCTGCACGCGCAGGGCATCCGGGCCGGTGACGTCGTCAAGGGCGGCGGCAACCCGGACGCGCTGGGCTCCTGCACCGGCAACGGCGGCACGGCCGCGCTGTCCGTGCTCCTTCCGCTGGCCAAGCTCACCACCGCGGGCCTGGACACCTCCGGCCCCGTCCCGGCCGAGAAGTTCGCCATCGCGCTCTACAGCGACGCGACGAAGGCCGACGACGACCCCGGCGAGCAGTGGCCGCCCACCGACTGCGGCAGCTCCGGTCTGGGCATCGCCACGGTCCTCAAGCGCCGCGGCCTGATCGACAACTACGTCCACGCGACGAACGCGGACGACTTCGCGTCGCTGCTCCAGCTCGGCGGCGTCCTCATGGGGATGCCCTGGCTCCAGGCCTTCTTCACCCCGGACGCCGACGGCTTCATCGACAGCGACGCGAACTGGGCCTCCTCCGGTGTCGCCGGCGGCCACGAGGTCTGCGTCGTCGCGCTGGTCTCGGTCGTCCAGGACGCGGACGGCCACGTCGTCCCCGAGAAGACCGTCATCAAGGTCCGGAACTCCTGGACCGACGGCTGGGGTGACGGCGGCTACTTCTACATGCGCCTGTCGACCTACAACGCCCTGCGTTCGGAGATCGACCTCATCCAGCTGCGCCTCGCCGCCTGAGCTGCCGCTTGCGCTGCCCTGCGCAGCACCCCTGAACCTCCCCACGGTCCCACCGTCACAAGGAGAGCACCATGAGCACCGAGACCGAACCCGACAGCCCACCGGTCCCCGACGACAGCCCGGTCTACGCCCCGACGGGCGGCGACCCGGGCCCGGGTGCCAACCTTCCGGTCAGCACCGGCCGCGACCCGGAGTCCGGCACCCCGGACACCGTCGTCGAGGAGGCACCCGACGCGGAGTCAGCGCCCGCGCCCCGCCGGACGACCAAGCGGACGGCCGCCAAGGTCACCCCCGGCACCGCCGCCGCGGTCATCGCTGCCGTGACGGCCCAGGTCGGCTACCACGAGGGCAAGGACAAGGCCGGGCACTACGACAACATCGAGAAGTTCGCCGCGAAGGTCCCGGGCCTGGCCTGGGTGTCCAGCGAGGGCCAGCCGTGGTGCAACGTCTTCACGTCCTACGGCTTCCAGGAGGGCGGCATGCCGGCCGGGTCGTACCCGGTCACCGCGTCCTGCCCGACCTCGGTGGCGTTCTGGAAGGCGAAGAAGCGGTGGTCGGAGTACCCGGCCGTCGGCGCTCAGGTGCTGTACGGCGCGGGCGGCGGTGCGCACACCGGCATCGTCTACGCCTACGACGACACCTACATCTACACCGTCGAGGGCAACACCAACGACAACGGCAGCAGCGAGGGCGACGGCGTCTACCTCAAGAAGCGGGCGCGCCGCGACACCTACGTCTACGGGTACGGCTACCCGGCGTACCCGGGCGGCATCGTGTCGGCCGACCCGCAGTGGGCCAAGCCTGCCCCGGCCAAGCCGACGCCTGCGCCTGCCGCGCACCTCGAGCCGTTCCCCGGCGCGTCCTTCTTCCACCCGGGCCGGCACAGCGCGATCGTCACCGCGATGGGTCGCCGCCTGGTCGCCGAGGGGTGCTCGAAGTACGTGCGCGGCCCGAGCC